CCAGTTCTTCGGTGCCTATAACAGCAACAATGTTCGTGTGACCAACGGAACTCTGATTAGTGCCAAGAGAATCAGTTCCACAGAGCTGGAGCTTCTGATTCAGTTAAGAGCGGTTCAGGGACAGTATTCCATGGCGGATAATTTGCAGTGGGACAGTAATTCTCTGGGAAGAGCTCGTTGGACTGCTCCGGAAAACGGTTCCGGCGTCTATGAGGTCAGCCTTTTCAAAGAAGGCAGAAGACTGGCAAAGATTACCACAGATGCGTTAAGCCTGAATTTTTATCCTTGGATGACAGAGGAGGGAAGCTATACATTTTCCGTAAAGACCATTCCTTATACCGAGGAGCAGAAGAAGGCAGGAAAGTCCTCCGAGGAGGCGGAGTCCGAGGTTTTGGACATCCAGCAAAGTACCCGCTCCAACGGAGAAGGAAAATACAGTGAAAATCAGGTGCATGGACAGAGCGGACAGAACAATTCCGGTACAGCCAATATTCCGAGTACTATCGGCTTTAGCCAAAGCAACGGAAAGTGGTATTTCCGTTTCCCCAACAGCCAGCCTGCCATCAACACCTGGGTAGAGTGGAATGGACATTGGTATCATTTCAATGGACAGGCGGAGATGGAAACCGGATGGTTTAAGAACAGCTATGGGGACTGGTACTATTTGGATCCTGTCAACGGAGATATGAAGACCGGCTGGAGATTGATTGACCAAAAGTGGTATTATCTTCGTCCGGAAAAGGATGACCGCTGTGGAGCTATGCTTTCCAACGGTATCATGCAGATTGGCAAGGAGCAGTATTACTGGGAAAATGTGTATCTGGATTTACTCGCCGCCAAAAAGGCGCCGCCGCTCAGTGTGAATTTGCAGCCGGACGGCGTGATTTACGAATTCGAAAATCTAGAAGAACTCCGCGCCTTCGACGCCTCCTATCGCGACCACTCGGACAGCAAGGCCATGGCGCTGATTGCCGAGGTGCTGAAAGTCCCCGAGTCCGAGATTACCGGCATCGAGTGCCTGAAAGCGGGCATGACCAACCGCTCCTTCTTATTCCGGGTCAAGGGCAAGGCCTACATCTGCCGCATTCCGGGCGAAGGTACGGCACAGCTCATCGACAGAAAGGCCGAGGGCGAGTGCTACCGCGCGATTGCACCGCTTCACCTCGCCGAAGAGCTGATTTATTTTAATCCGGACAACGGCTATAAAATCTCGGTCTACTATGAAAATGCGCGGACGGCCAATCCCGATTCCGAGTCGGATCTCCGCGCCTGCATGGCGGTCCTAAAAAAACTGCACGAGGCCCCCTGCCGCGTGTCCCAGCGCTTTGACCTCGGCGAGCGCATTGCCTTTTACGAGTCTCTCTGCCTCGAAAAGGGTGAGATTCCGTTCCTCGACTACGCCGAAGTCCGCGAAAAAATGAATCGCCTGCTCACTTGGATTCACAGCTTACAGCGTCCGGAGACCCTCTCCCATATCGACCCCGTCTACGCGAACTTTCTTTTTACAGGAGCGGGCATACGGCTCATCGACTGGGAATATGCCGGTATGGCGGATCCGCTGATTGATTTTGCGATGGCGACCATCTACGCGGAAAAGGATTTTGGTTACGCTTTCCGTCTCCTCGACTACTACGGCGACACCGATGTGCCGCGGGATAAGGCCGAGCAGCTTGTGACCGCCTACATGGCGCTCGGCGGTTTCCTCTGGGCACTCTGGGCGGTCTACAAAGAAGCGCTCGGCGTCTCGTTCGGCACCTACCCGCTCACGCAGTACCGCTACGCAAAAGAGGGCTACCGGCGCTTTTCCGAGCGCGAAAGTGACGCGGACAGCCTGTGACTTCATTGAAGAGTAAAGCAACTGTAAGGATTCTTACCGCGCGGAAGCTTTCTCGCACTTCAAATATCTGCTACAATGAAACAGATAAGTTCGAAGCACACAAAAAGGAGGACTTTTTCATGAAGAAAAAATATCTTGCGGCTGCGGCGCTCCTCGCAGCGCTTGCGCTCACGCCGACCATGAACAGCTTTGCGGCGAGCGGCTGGACTTCCGAGAACGGCAACTGGGTCTACTACGACAACGACGGCAACCGCCATAAAGGCTGGATTCAGACCAAGGACGGCTACTACTACATGGATACCGCGAGCGGCGTCATGTTGAAGGGCTTCAAGAAGATTGACGGCAAGTGGTACTACTTCAGCAGCGACGGCCTCATGCAGACCGGCTGGATCAAGGACGAGGGCAAGTGGTACTACTGCCTCGAGGACGGCGTCCTCGTGCAGGAGAACTGGCTCAAGGTCGGCGAGAACTACTTCTTCATGCGCGGCACCGGCGAGCTCGCCGTGGGCTGGCGCAACATGAGCGGCAGCTGGTACTACTTCAAGGCGGACGGTCGCTGTGCGTTCAAATGGATGAAGATCGGCAACGACTGGTTCTGGATGGGCACCGACGGCAAGATGAAGACCGGCTGGCAGCAGGTCGAGGGCATCTACTACTACTTCGGTCAGGATGGCAAGATGAAGACCGGCTGGCTCTCCGACGGCACCAACCGCTACTACATGGATCCCGAGAGCGGCAAGATGGTTCACAACTGGAAGCAGATCAACAACGCGTGGATGTTCTTTGACGCGAACGGCCACATGATGACAGGCTGGATCCATGTGAACGACCACTACTACTATCTCGGCACCGACGGCAAGATGGTCAGCAACACGACTCTCACCTTAAACGGCGTGAGCTATACCTTTGACGGCAACGGCGCTTACACCGGCAATGAGTCCGTTCCGGCAACCGAGGTGAGCATTTACAAGGAGCCGAAGCAGGAGGCCGAGACCGCAAGCAGCGACACGAAGAGCGGCGCTTCGAACGGCAAGAAGGGACTCCCGAGCGACAAGACCACAGGCCCCGGCGTCAAGAAGAATAACTGAGGCCCGCCATGCGAAGAAAAGGTAAGCAGCTCACCGCCGCAGCACTCAGTCTTATCTGTTTCTTTTCTCTCTGCCTGAGCTCTTACGGCGCCGGGACTGCGAAACTGAGCCGTCAGAGCGGCGGTACGTATCGCCTCTTTGACGGGAGCTCCACGATTGACGGCGTACTGCACCGCGGCGTGGATGTGAGCCACTGGCAGGGCGACATCGACTGGGATAAGGCGCGCGCGGACGATGTGGACTTTGTGATGCTCGGCACCCGCTACAAAGGGGACACCGATCCGAAGTTTCGCGAAAACGCCGAGCAGGCCGTAAAATCCGGTGTCAAAATCGGCGCCTATATTTACTCCTACGCGACCACGCCCGAAGAGGCCGAGCAGGAGGCGGACTTTATTTTGCAGCTCGTCAAGGACTACCCGATTTCCTACCCGATTGCCTTTGACGCGGAAAATGAGAAAACGCTCGGCTCGCTTCCGAAAGCGCAGATTTCGGCGATTGTACACGCCTTCTGCAAGAAGATCAGCGACGCCGGTTACTATCCGATTCTCTACGCGAACGACTACTGGATTCAGAACAAGCTCGACATGCCCTCGCTCTCGCAGTACCCGGTCTGGGTCGCCGCCTACGAGCGGACGCCGAAGTATGATCGCCATGTGATGTGGCAGGGCACGGACTCCGGCGCGGTCGCGGGCGTGCAGGGCAATGTGGACATTGACCTCCAGTTTGTCGACTTCTCGGACAAGATTCCGCCGAACAGCTGGAAAAAGTTTGACGGCGTCTGGTACTACTACGAGAACTACCGCATGCAAAAGAACGCGCTGATTTTTGACGGCAAGGACTCCTACTATCTGCAGGACGACGGCACGATTTACACCGGCGGCTTTAAAGAGGTCGATGGTTTCCGCATTGACCTTTTTTTATCGGATGCACAGCAAGAAATCAGCCAAGCACGATGGGGGCGACTTTTCGAGCGTGGAGTGTTGGCATTAGCTGCTCATTTGCTCCGCCTTTCTCTTTGGGCGACAGAGGGTAACGGTGGAGCAAATCGCAATGTAGCGAGCGAGTCGGCAGGGGAACTTTCTGTTGGCTATGCTGTACCGACAATCACTGGTACAGATGCAGATTATCAATTAACTGCATACGGTCAAGAATACTTACGCTTGCGTAAACTCGTTGGGATAGGTGTGATGGTGGCTTAATGACTGCTCAAGTTACAGGTAATCTTGCAAAATTCAAACAGCTTATCGAGCAAATAAAAGCAACTGGCGAAAAGGCTGTGTATGTTGGGTTTCCGGCTGAGTTTAACGAGAATGTAGAGGGTTCTGATAACTTTAATCTAGCCTCTCTAGCTGCGGTGTTAGAGTTCGGGAATGAAAATATCCCATCTCGTCCGTTTCTTCGTCAAACACTGGCGGAAAATCAAGAAAAATACACAGCGTTATTTGTAAAACTGTTTGAAAGCGGTATTTCAATAGACCAAATCTATGAACAAATCGCTTTAATTGCTCAAGGTGATGTTCAGCAAAATATTGTTAATGGTAAATGGACTGCGAACGCACCAAGCACAATTAAACGCAAGAAATCAAGCAAGCCGCTTATTGACACAGGTAAACTGCGGCAATCTGTAAGGGGTATCGTCAAATGAGCTTAATCAATCAATTTCCTCGTTTTTTAAATAGCAAATTCAGCCAGAAAGTAGTCGTAAAACATCTACAAGGCGAGCATTCAGCTATTGATTATAAGGCGAAGTACATTGAAGAAAAGGTAACTGCTATAGTGATGCCAACATCGCCTAACGACGTGCGATTCTTGCCAGATGGTGAACGGTTTCTGCCAAGCATTAAAATCTATACAGTTAAGCCTTTGAAGATAGGTGATTTAGTAGATTATCTTGGTGAGACTTACAAAATCAAAACAGTGGGTAATTGGAAAGACTATGGATACTACAACAATATCGGCATTCGACATAGCCAAACTGCGAAAGTGGATTCAAGAGGCTTTGAAGTTACCTAAAGATGCTGTAATCGGTGGCTGGTTGCCGGAAAATCCCCTGCCTGCGTTCATTACGATGGATGTATTAAATACCAACGAAATCGGACAGGCGACACGAGAATTTGACGGTAAACGAGAACGCATTAGACAGTCAATGCAAAGCACGGTCAGCGTTTCTTGTTTTGGTCGCAATTCACTCGCTCAAAGCTACAAATTAAAAGCTATTTTCCAAAGTTCAGCGTTTCTTTCCTTTCTTAATTCAAACCATTGGGGTGTTATCCGTTTTTCAGATGTTCGCAATCTAACCGCTACGGTTGGGGCAGACTATGAAGAGCGTGGGCAATTTGATGTGATATTTAGTCATCATCATATTGTAGATACTCCGCTAGATCCGATTGAGAGAGTTGAGCAACGGACGAATAACAAATCACAAGATATAGGAGCATAAGCCAAATGGCATTATCAATCTC